CCTTGCGGTCCGGTGAGCGAGCGTCCTTCGGCTTCGAGCGTCGGGTACAAGAAACCTTCCGTGAAGGCGTGACAGATCATTTCCATATCGGGCGTGATGTGGACTTTGATGCCCGACTCTTCGATCTGCGCCGCGCCCCAGTGGTTCATGTCGCCGAGTCCCGTCAACTGCTCGGCGGGAATGTCGAGCGCCGTCGCGAGACGCGTCACGGCCGCGTTGCGCTGGTCGAGCATCCGCTCAGAGAACGGGTTCGACAGGTCGATCACGTGAATGAGGTCGGAAATCTTGACGTCGGAGTCGCCAAGATCAGCGCCGATCGGGATCTTAATGGTCGCCTGCGCGCTCGTCGGGTCAGCGACACCCTTCGAGCCGACATCAACAAGAATCTGTGCGAACGGGTCGACCGATTCAGCACTCACAGGCGTGGGCAGCTCGGGAAAGCTCAGCTTCCCCCGGTCGTACAGGATCACGCCGTTCGCAGCCATGCGCGAGATGGTCTCGGCGATGATCCGGCGATTGATGAGGTCGAGTTCCTTCATCGCGCCGAGCGCGTACGCCGCGCGCGAAGTTGCACGCCATCCCCACCGGGGATGCGGACGCCAAAAGCGCACGACGAGCGTGTCTACGGGAAGGGACTCCCATGCGCGTGAGCTTTCGCCGATCCGGATCTGATACTCACCGTTGCGAATCCGCAGCTCGTCGGCGCTATACACCTTCCATGTGCGCTCGCCGAAGATGTCTTCGACACCGCATAGCCAGCCTTCGCCCGGCACGTTCAGGTGAATCGTGGTCTCGCCGAGAATCTGCGACTGCCCACCGATGCCACCGGCAAACTCGGCGACGAGATCGGCGATCGGTCCTTCCGTGATCGGGATCGGCTCGTCGCCTCCCGGCATGAACTCGGCAGCGATGAGCCGAACGCGAGAGATCGCGTTCGCCTTCCAGTTCACCGCTGCCGAGAACTCTTCGAGCCGCTGGTAGTAATCCCAGAGCTGATCTTGTTCCGACGTGTACTCAGGATCATGCATCCGGCGCGGCGGGATGACAGCAGCGGACGCTGTCACGCTGTTGAACGCCGGTAGCCGCATGGTCGCCCCTAGTCTGAATCGATGCGCCCGATCAAGCCGACAACGGTCGACGTCGCGAGCCACAGCAACGCGAACATAAGGTAATCGAGCCCGTACGCCATCGATACTAGCAACGATCCCGCTCCGGATACCCAAAATCCAATGCACCACGGGCACGAGAGCATGAACGCGATCTTCGAATTGAAGTGCGTTTCCGACCCGCCGTCATGCTTCGCATACCAGCGTCGTTCGAACCACCAACGGATACGTTCGACTACCGGCTCGGCGATCTTGTCGAGCACGACGAAGCGAGTCACGCGGTAGCAGGCGAGCGCGAGCACCACGAAGAGCACCGCATCATGCATCCTGATCGGGTCCCTTCCGCTTAGGCCACGCCTTCACGGTGGCGAGCACCAGCGCGCCAAAGGGGATCGATGCGCCGAGCAGTGCTTGCCATAGCGCGATTTCGTTCACGGTCATCTTGAGGTAATAGGCGATCACCGCGATCACAGATGCGCCGAAGATGTATACGACCACGCGGGGTCCGCTCGTGCTGCTGTTGCTGTTGTCGTTCACGGCAACTGCTCCCTTACTTGATGCCGAGTAGCGCGTTCCACGTGATCGGACCTACCACACCGTCGATCGGCTTCGCGTACTTCCGCTGGAAATCGCGCAGCGCTGCGTCCGTGTTCTTGCCGAAGACGCCGTCAACCGTGAGCTTGTACCCCCACGCGATGAGCAGACCTTGCAGCATTCGAACTCGGCTGCCCTTGTTCCCTCGCTGAATCGTTGGCATCTTGTCTCCCAACTTCGTTCCCGTACTCGGCTTCGACGGCGTGGAAGGCTTCGGCGGTTTCGCCGGAGCATCGTCGATGTGGTCGATGTCCCACGTCGCCGTGCTGTCGTAGTTGCCTGTACTCCGGCCGTCCGGTCCGTTGCCTACTGACACGTGGGCGTGTTTCTTGTGCTTGTTCGGGCCGGTGTACACCTGAGGCTTGAACCCGTTCTTGCGCTGGTAGATATAGCCGTCATAGATGACGTAGCGCAGGTTCGGGTGTGGGTCGGTGAGCAGGTGCGCGACGAACTTCGGCAGGCTGAGCCCGCGATCGGGCAGAACATCGACCCCGCACACGACGTCACAACAGACGTTCGGATTGTGGTCCGACCAGTCGTCTTGATGCGCAGCATCGCCGATATCCCACACGGTCGTATCGGGATACGCGTGCTCGATCTCAGAGGTGAGAACGATCAGGCTTTTCGCTAGTCGCCAGTCACTCATGTCCCGAATGTAACATGACGGATTCGTACCGTAGTGCAAAAAGACACGACGAAGCCCCGGACTTTAGGGCAGTCCGAGGCGAAAATCGGGCAGCTAAGTTAGGCCGCTCGGCCGAGCAGTTCAACGCGGCGGATGGTCTTCAAGGCTCGACGCATCGCGCGTCCCTTCGCGACCGGGAGCGAGTACGGGGTCACCGCGTACGCGCCGTACGCCATCTTCGTCAGCTTCGGCTTGTGTGCGACGACGATGCTCACTGACCAGTGCCAGCGTCCGCCGATCTGCTGTACCTGCAAGTACGCGCGCCCGGTACGGTCGGTCGTGTTGACCTGCGCGATGTACCGCACCTGTACTTCGCCCGTCCACTCGTTCGGCTCTTCAAGCTTCGTCCACTGCGTCGCCGTGTTCATCGTGTCGTCCTCTCGTCGTGTCCTTCGAGCCTAGCGCGTGGACGCGTTGCGTGCCTGGCGTGGGACAACAAATTTTTTCCCCGATCTTTGTAGGGTCTCGTACGTGCGGCACGCTGCAACTCTGATAGTATTCAGGGACCGACGACACGACGATAGACGAAGGATGAAAGACATGAACCTCCACGCGATCCGCACGAACATCTTCGCCGAGCTGCACACCGCGATCACGCGACGCAACATCGCTCGTCACCAGGGGAACGCGAAGGTCACGGCTTGGTGGGAGCAGCAGGCGCGGTATTTCGCGACGAAGCTCGGTACCGACCTTGTTGAGCTTCCCGACCGTCCCGGCGTGCTCGTGCCGCGCCTCTTCACGTACATGTACTACTAGGCCGACGCGACACCGTGAGCCCGTCCCTTCGGGGGCGGGCTCATCGACGTGGGAAGAGACTTGTCGGAACGCCAGACGGGAATCCGGGGATGAATGAGTTCGGGAATACCGCACCGGGGCCGACAATCCCGGCCGTGAGGTCCGCAGCATTGAACGCCTGCCGAGAATCCGACACGGGCGGAATCCAGATGCCGTCGAAGAACGCCAGCAGCAACGCATCAGCGATGTCGGGAGAACGGCCGAGCCGTTCTTTCACGTCTTCTTTCGGCTCGACGAGGATGCGGCCGTTCTTCTCCAGATAGCGCGGCATCGTAAGTTCGGCAATGGCATCGTCGTCGAGATTCGCGAGCGACCACGCCTCGTCGCGGGACAGCTCGCGTCCGTGCCACCATGCTTCGGCGCGGATGTTCACGAAGCGCTTCGGGAAGTTCGAGCGGTCGGAGAACTTCACGCTCTCGATCGCCACGCCTTCGGCCTTGAGTTCCTTCCGCAGCATTCCGGCCAGACCCCACCCGACACCGATCGTGTCGACGTTGACGCGCGTGAGTCGCCATCGCCGGATCACGTCGGCAAGCTTCTCGGCCGCTGCTTCCGGGTCCCGCTCTTGGAACGACTCGACGCGCCCCACGGCGTCATTCACACGCTCGACGAGCACTGTACGGTCACCGCCCGCACCGATGTCGAGCCCTCCGACGCGTACGGGGTCGGCGTCGTAAGCAGGTTCGATGTAACGGCACTTGGCGGCATGTACTTCGGAGATCACGCGCCACGGGTCGGCCGCGCCGGTCGGGAAGTGTCCGAGTACCTTCGCCTGATACAGCGCCGACTCTTCGCCCCACTCGGCGCGTCGGTCTTCCGCCCACTCCGGCGAAATCAGATAGTCGAGCAGTTCGGCCGGAACGGATTCGCCTGTGAGCGCGGGCGCGTGCTCGATCCCGATGTGAATGACGTTGTATGGGCTCGTCGGCTTGCACGCCGTCGCGAGCGGCGAGTGCGGCAAGTCGGGGTTGCCGATCGCAAGAATGCGGGAGAGCCGGTTCGACGCGATCGACTCGGCGGCTTCCCAAATCTTCGTGTCAACGCCGGAAGCCTCGTCGAGGATGACGAGCACGTACTTTGAGTGCACACCCTGGAAGGCAGCTTCGTTGTCCTTCGACGTGGTGCGCCCGAAGGCGACCAGCTCTTCGCCACCGGCCTCGTTAGGGATGTACCACTCAGTGAGGTTCACCCGGCCGAAGAGATTCGCGCGCCCGTGCAGGCGGCCGATTTCACGCCAGAGCAGCGCCTTAACCTGTGGCGCTGTCGGCGCAGTCGAGAGTACGAAGGCTTCGCCGGGCTTGTGTGCGGCGATCCACCACGCCGCCGTAACCGCTGCCGTGAACGTCTTGCCGACGTTGTGACATGAATGCACGGCCGTGCGCCGGTTGTCGCGCACGCTCTCGATCACGTCCCGTTGCTTCGACCACAGATGCACGCCGACATCGGTCGCCCACCGGACGGGATCGGCGGTGTAGTCGATCTTGGCGCGCTCAGCATCGTCGAGCGCGGCAATGATCTCTGTCGCGAGGTCGGGCGATTCAGGCGCGTGCATACCGTGAGTATACGAAAACGGCCGCCCGAAGGCGGCCGTTCGCGGTGCTACAGGATCGGGCTCGGCGTACCACGCCGCGCCCACGTCTTCGCCTTCACGCTTGGGCGGCGCTGCTTCGCGTCGTACCACGCCTTGAGCGCGGCGTACTCGAAGACGAATTGCGCCCGGCTGCCGTTCGCCTTGCGCCACGTCGCGTCCGTCTTGATCTTGAGTCGGATCAAGCGCGGGTCGGCCGCCTTGTCGCTGATCTGGAGCATCGCGCAGAAGTAGTCGCGCGAGTAGCCGAAGTGGTCGGCCGCCTGATAGGTCGTCAGCAGGTCACCGGGCTCGTACACAATCACGGTTTTCATCCTATGTCTTCCCTTCGTCGTTATCTAGTAGTTGTACTGATCGGCGTCGGTAACCCGCTCGATCTGTGTCGTGTCGTCGGTGCGCTCCGCAGGTTCCGGCTCGGCGGCGTCGTCATCGTCGAAGGCTCGGGAACCGAGCACGACGCCGACGATCGGCCCGGCCGCGAGCACCGCCACGCCTACGACATACGGCCAAACATTCATGGTCCTACCTTGAGGTATGTCTCGGCAAGTGCGATGAGCACGAGCGCCGAGAGCGTCATTACCGCGCCGACGATCACGAGCATGAGGCCTACGCGCTTCGGGTCGAGCTTCACGCCTTGTCAGGTCCGAACATCGACGTCATGATGTCGTCACGTCGGCTGTTGGCATCTTGCGTGAACTCGTCAGCGAATCCTTCGAGACTGCGGATCGCGCGGATCGCGATCGGGGCGTTTCGCAGTAGCGACAGCGCCGCCTGCTCCGCGCCCGCCAGATTCGCCTTCTCGGCAGGCATCAGCCGCTCTTTCGTGGTATCAACTGCCTGCCCTGCTTCGATCTGCTCGACGAGCCGCTGCACGGCGTCGGCAAAACCTTTCAGCTCGGCTGCTGCCGTCTTCGGTGTGGTCGTCATGTTCATCATTCTCTCAGCTCGTCTGATAGCGGGTCGGCGCTGTGCGTGTGGAAGTTTGTAATCGAGTGCGCCGAGCGCCGACCCCTTGCTAGCTGCTCTCCGAACCTATCAGACGGTTCGGTCGATGTCGATCACGTCGGCACGGAAACCGAGCCGCTTCGCGAAGAGCTTCGCGACCTTCTCGAAAGTGTTGCCGGTGACCCGCACCGATCCGGCCGTCAGCATGTAGCGGCGGCCGATGCGGACGATCGAGCCACCCACGGTGCGGCCGTCGAAGGCGGCCGTGACGATGGCGCGGCCGGGGGCGTCGCGCAGAATGGCGACCTCGTTCGTGAACGAGTAGGTTCCGGCTTCGGCGTCCTGCTCAAGTCCTTCTTCGATGTACGTAGCGTCGTTGTCGACCTCAGCGCCGAGCACCGCGTCGAGCAGTTCCCCGGCTTCGGCGTCGGCCTCCGCCTTCGCGGCGTTGTACTGCTCGGCGAAGCGGGCTTCCTGCTCGGGAGTGATCTCGTCGATCGCAAGCAGCAGTTCGACGTCGGCGGCGTGCAGCGCCTCCACCAGTTCGGCCTTCTTCATGGTCGAGCGTCCGGTGATGTCGCACTGAGCAGCGAGGCTACGCAGTTCGGCGACGGTCTTGCCGTTCAGGGTGGCGATGATGTCCATTGTTTCGTCCTATCGTCTGTCGTCGTTCTTGCTGGTAGAAGAAATCTACCATGGCATCGGGGGACCCTGCAAGAGGGTCCCCCGATTTATTTCAGAGCGTGTGTTTTCGCATGTCAGAGCACACTAGGCGTGGCTCCGGACTGCCCTTGGTAGTGGCTCCCGAGATCGGGGGAACCGTACGGCCGCTCAGAACGGCTCACACAGCGCAAATACGTGATCTGACACAACCGTTCGCCTACGGGTAGGCGCAGCGTCTCCGTCTGCGTGAGGTTCTTCAATTCGAGCGTGATCGTGCCCCGGAAGCCGGGATCAACGAACCCGGCCGTAGCGTGCACGAGCAGTCCTTTCCGACCCCAAGACGATCGACCTTCGACACGGGCGGCGTAGCCGTTCGGAACGTACACGGCTTCGCGTGTGGTCGTGAGGATGAACTCACCTGGTGCCAGCGCGTACGCCGCACCGTCGTCGAGCACGTGTTTTACGTCGCCCGCGATGAACTCGTTTCCTAGCGTGAGATCGACGCTCGCGGGTTGCAGATGATTGGTCTCCCATGGCTCGACGATTCCGTGTCGGCACTGCAAGTCCCACAGATCGATGTCGGCAAGGATCATCGACCGTTCTCCGACTTCGGCCCGTACTTCTTCGCGAAGGGGTTGCCCTTCGGAAGTTGGTCGCGAACCTGCTCAGTCTTCGGGTCTCGTGGCGTCGGCTTCGAACCGATCGGGCGTTGCTGTCCTGCCATGTTCAGTCCTCCGTGTTCGCGCAGTCGGCGCAGCGCTGCGCGCCGATCTCGGTTCGGTTGTAGCAGTCGTCAACGACGCAGCACAGTACGGCTGCGCAGAGCGCTAGGTACTGCTCGTTGATCTCTTCGGCGTCTTCCGTCGAGCAGCCGTCGCCGGTCAACGCTGCGGACCGCGTCACGCGAGCTTGCACCTGCGCCTCATGGATGACGTCTTCGATCTCTTCCGGCAGCTCCGGCAGCAGTGCCGCTATCGCGGCAGGCGCGTGGTGCGCGGGATCGCGGTAGCCGTGCTGGTCCTCGAAGCGCTGCGCGCCGCCGAAAGCACCGTTGCGGTTCCTATACACGAACCGCTTCACCGGCTTGCCGCTCGGCCGTTCGCCCAAGTGTTGAACCGTCAGCTCGGCTCGGCCGTCGTTCCACTCTTGCAGTCGGTACTGGTAGGCGGCCGACGTCGTAACGTGGACGTTGATGTGTTTCGGGTGCAGCTTCCAAGCGAGTTTCATACTCGTCCTCTCGTCGTGTTGTCGATGAAGAAAAAATTTAGCATACGCCGTTGAACTGCGCAACATCGGCCTTGAGCTGGGATGATGCCGCAGGTGGGTACCCAGTTGCGAGCGCTCCGGCGCTCGTGTATATTCGAATCATGCACCGCTCGAAGTGCCGTGAACGGTTACTTCATTGGTTCGATTCCGATCGGTCCCCCACTTGGGACCGTGCCCGTTGGCGGGCATAATCCGATCACATCTTGATTCGAGCGGCCACAACTTCATCCCGAAGTGCAGCACGCGGTTACTTCCACTACCGATCTCAGTGGACGCGGTAAGCATCCGGTTCGGCCGGAAGTAGCTTCCGATTACGTCCGTTTCCGCAGGCGACGAGATTCGGGATGATCTAAATTCATAGCTGTCCGAAGTGAAGAGTTCGGTTACTTCGTTTAGGGTACGAGAGGTCACGGGTTCGAATCCCGTCATTCCGAGTAGTCGGAATGTAGCTCAGTGGGAGAGCGCTAAAATTTCCGCACTCGCCTTGATTCGGACAGCTCATAAGTTTCACATCTCCCGATGTGACGTGCGCGGATACTTCACATTTCTTTCGCAAAGAAATCGGTGTTACCGATTCCGCACACACTGTGAATCGGGAGGTCTCAACTGAAGAGCGACGCGCGAAGTGAAGAGAACGGATACTTCTCCTTCTAAGAGAGTGGTTACGGGTTCGAGTCCCGTCCCTGGTCTTACCGCTGGGGTAGCTCAATCGGTAGAGCACTACGTTCCCGGTCTCGATCGGATTCGCGCGTCGCTTTCTTCGGGTGCAGTCCTCCCACCCCATCAAACGAGAGGACATCATGACGAAGTTCAACAAGCCCGGAACGCGCACGGCGACGAAGTCGCCCGTTGCGAGCGCCCGCAAGGTCGGATTGACGACCGGCGAAGGCGCGCCGGGATTCAAGCGCGACGCTAAGGGCGAACTCTTCGTGCTCGCGGTCGGCCGATTCTTCGGCGAGAAGACGTTTTACGAAAAGCCCGACGCAGGCGCGCAGCGCTTCGTCGAACTCGTTCACGCGACCACGCTCGAAGACTCCGACTGGACTGCACGATTCCTCTCGTGGCTCCGCTCCGAAGCCAACATCCGTACGGCCGCGATCGTCGGCGCTGTCGAGTTCGTGCGCGCCGTGCAGCAGATCAACACGGAGTCGGGAACGACGGTGCTGCGCTTCGACCACGCGACGCCACGCGCTGTGGTGCGTTCGGTGCTACAGCGCGCCGACGAGCCCGGGGAAATGTTGGCGTACTACCGGCAGACCTACGGCCGTTCGATCCCGATCGCCGTGAAGCGCGGCATTGCCGACGCCGTCGCAGGCATCAACACCGACCGCAAGCCGTTGTACACGCAGTACTCCCTGCTCAAGTACGACACGCCGTCGCACGGCTACCGCTTCGGCGACGTCGTCGACACGGTGTGCCCGGCAACCACGCACCCCAGCGTGCGCGGGACGGAACTCGGCGCTCTCTTCGAGTTCGCGATCGACCGTCGTCACGGCCGCGAAGAAGACACGGACCGCTTCGCACTGCTCGGCGCGAACCGCGCCTTCCGGCGTCTGGCCGCTACAAATCCCGGCATCCTCACGGACGTCGAGAAGCTTCGCGCGGCTGGGCTCACGTGGGAAGACGCCCTCTCGCTCGGGGGTGACAAGCTCGACAAGCGGAAGCTGTGGGAAGCGCTCATCGACGCCGAAGCGCTCGGCTACATGGCGTTGCTCCGCAACCTACGGAACTTCGACGAAGCCGGAGTGTCGAAGGCGCACGCGAAGAAGGTCGCCGAGATCATCGAAGACGAGGCGCGCGTGAAGTCGTCGCGTCAGCTTCCGTTCCGGTTCCTGTCGGCCTATCACGCCGCGCCTTCGGACCGGTGGAAGCAGGCGCTGACGGAAGCGCTTGACTACTCGACGACGAACATCCCGAAGCTGTCCGGCCGTACGCTCGTGCTGGTCGACACGTCGGCTTCGATGGAAGGCCGCTTGTCGGACAAGTCGAACGTGCGCTACGTCGATGTGGCGGCACTCTTCGGTGTCGCGCTCGCGCGCAACGCGTCGAAGGTCGACCTGTACGGGTTCGGCGACGGTGTATTCCGGCACGAACTCGCCTACGGCGGGTCGGTGCTGGGGCAGACGCAGCAGTTCGTCCGCCGTGTTGGGGAAGCCGGACACGGAACGCAGATCGCAGCGTCGATGAAGGCGACGTTCGCGAAGCACGACCGCGTCGTGATCTTCACGGACATGCAGACGATGAGCCGCAACGCCTACACCTTCGGGTACGGCATCGGCAACGTATCGGAAGCGGTACCTGCGAACGTTCCCGTCTACGCGTGGAACCTCGCTGGGTACGAGGCATCGATGATGCCGACCGGGTCGGGCAACCGGCACGAGTTCGGCGGGTTCTCGGACTCGGCGTTTAGCATCATGCAGACGCTCGAAGCCGGGCGCGACGGCCGGTGGCCGTGGGAGTAATCGCTTAGGGCCGACCCTTCGGGGTCGGCCCTTCGTGATACTATGACGTAATTCGACAACCGACGAAAGGATCACGATCATCATGAAGTGCAACGGCTGTGGGGAACACTGCCCCGGCTGCAACCGACCAGCGCCCGCACCGGCTCCGGCTCCCAAGTGGGCTACGCTCAGGGTATGACGTTTTTCTATGATTACCCCGGATGGAGCGTCGAGACGACGCATGACATCGCTCTCGACGCTCCGTGCGCCGACACCATCCAGCCTACGATCGACTTCGCCACCGGGTGGGGTTCGGTCGCTCATCAGCACTCGTTCACAGACGGGAACGGCGACACGCACGTGATCACGGTGCGCCAAGTCGTCGAGGAACCACCTGTCGAGCCGTAAGAGGGTCCCGGCCTTGCGGCCGGGACCGACGAAAGGATGAAATGACATGTTCGCAACCGTGTTCGCTGCGTTCCTGATCGGGCACTATCTCGGCGACTACTTCGTACAGACGGACCACCAAGCGCAGCACAAGGGCCTGATGGGTGCCCGCTCAGGTGAAGGTCGCTGGAACTGCGCCATGCACGCCTTCGGGTACACACTGACACTCTGGATCGTGCTCAACGTTGCTCTGTGGGCCGAAAACGTAACGTTCAACGGCTATGACGTGCTCGTCGTGTGGTCGGCACTGTTCTTGAACGGGCTCACGCACTACATCATCGACCGCAGGTGGACACTCGAAGCCGCGATGCGGTTCATCGGCAAGCGCGGGTGGATCGACAACGATCCCGAAGCGCTGCCGAAGCTCGACCAGGCGGCACACATTGTCTTGCTCGGCGTCTTCGCGCTCGCTATCGCGGTGCTGATCTAAGGGAGCCGGACCCTTCGGGGTCCGGCTTTCGTCGACCCCTAGGTGTTACCGTGAACCCTACAAATAATCTTGCGATTATTTATATCAGAGTCACTAGACACGATCCCCGAACCGGCGTAGGCTTAAGGGACAATCAAGACGACGAGACGACAGGATGAAATCATGATCGCAGTAAGCGGAACCTACATGCTCCACCGGACCGACGCGCAGATCGGTACCGAGCCGCGCAAGGTAAAGCCGACCTGCGGTCAGTCGGTCCGTCAGAGCTATCTTTCCGTGGTAAAGCACGAGAACGAGCAGGCCATGCTTGAGAGCAAGATGACGAAGCTCTGCAAGAAGTGCTTCAACTAATAGGACCCCGGGGCTCGCGCCCCGGGGAACTCTGATAATATTCAAGCAACACGACGATAGGATGAGAACATGGAAATCAAGATCAGTTTCACGCTCAACATGAACGACGAGCAGATGCACGCGTGGGCGAACGAATACGGGCTCGACATGGGCGAAGTGTCGTCCGACGCCACCGGTCACCTTGGCGAGATCGTGCGCGCGACCGTCAAGAACATCCCGCACGTGCAGGACTTCACGCGCGTCACCGGATTCACGGTGAAGTGATGATCTTTTGGCGGCACTTTCTCATCGCCTGCGTGTTCCTCGCAGGCGTGCTCATCATCGCGGCCGTGCTCGGCCTCGCGCTCGGGGGACAGTGATGAGCACGAAAGGTCAGATGGTCCGCGTCGTGACCATCACGAATTGGCAGAACGAACCGTGCGGCGTTCGGGTGTTCGCTACCCGGAACGACGCTCAGGCGCACATCGACGCGCTTGAGAAGAATAACGAAGGACTGCGGAAGTCGGATCGCCTGTACGGCGAACTCGAAACCGTGCAGGTCGAGTAGAGCTTGCCTGCGATACTCCGGCTTCGGCCGGAGTGTCCAGGGGAGGCGCTACCTATCTCCGCTCATCCGACGAAAGGACGAAATGACTTACTCACGCAAGGTGATCGCTGGCGTTGTACACGTCTGGTCGATCATGGATAACGCTTGGGTGACTCTCGACTACTGGGAGTACATCAACGGACGAAAGGACAAGTGATGGGAACGAATGGGGCTATCGTCTACGTGATCGACGGCGAACGCAAAGAGCAGTACGTGCACAACGACTCGTACCCCGAAGGGCTCGGCGTCGATGTCCTCAAGTGGCTGCGGAAGTCGTGGGAGGACCCGGCCGTGTACGAGGCGGCACGTAGGCTCAAGCCGATCCACGTCAACCACCCGGACCCGACCGAAACCGAGCAGCGCGCGCTTGCGAAGTACGCCGATCTCGGCGTTAGTGAGCGGTCGTTGTCGGACTGGTATTGCCTGCTGCGTACCACACAAGGCGATCCGGCGCTGACACTCGAAGCCGGGTACGTCTACGGCGACGTCGGCGGCGCAACCTACACGTACACGGTCGACTTCGACGCGAAGGTGTTCACGGCGGCCGATTGGAGCGGCGTCGTCTTCGGAAGCTGGCCGTTCACCGAGCTGCCGAAGAAAACCAAGTTCCTGAAAGCGTGCACGCAAGACGAATACGAGGACTGATCATGCCGAACGATGACTACGACGACACGTACATCTGCGGTTCCTGCGGTGACCGCGTCGAAGACCGCGAGGACATGCAGCGACACGAGCACGGGAAGGGCAAGTCATGAAGTCGAAGCAGACACGCGCACAGCGCGCCGCGCTCAAGTCGCGTGGGATCAAGCCGGGCAAGGTGACGGCGAAGAGCAAGCACGGGCAGGCGTCGGGCGGCTGGTCGCCGTTCGCGGCGTCGCCCACCCCGGCCCGGATGGAACCGGTCGACGACGGACCGTACGAGGCATTCGACCGAGTCAAGGGCAAGTGGTTCCGCCACACGCCGAAGAGGAAGTGAGCATGATCGTCTCGATCAATCTCACAGAAGACGGCCGCGCACCGATCACGGTCAAGCTCGGCGTGATCGACCCGCAAGCGCTGGTAGGCGAACCATCGATCACCTTCCGGTACGACGGCGCGACGTACGGGCTCGACGAGATACGCGAGTATCTGAGCGGACTCGAAGACACACGCCGGAAGTATCAGGAGATCATGACGGCGCTCGGCCGCTGACCAGCAACAACAAAATAATTCAAAAATATTTGCCGTAGCCCTTGCACCTATGTGCAGGGGCTACTAGGCTTAAGAAGTCATCAGGACGACAGGACGATTCGACGACTGGGAGGTCATCATGGACGAGGTCACGTTGCACTGGACGCCTTCGGTGGAGCACGGAAACATGCTCATCGCGATGTGGGGACGGACGAAGCTCCGCGTGTACGACGACACGTCGCGGACCACGGGCGGCGCGTACCTGGACATCATCGACGCGGACGCCGAGCACCGCACGCTCAGCAGCTCCCCCGCGCCGATCGCCGAGCGGTTCTGCAACTCCGTGGCGGCGCAGAACTACGCCGTTGCGTGGATCGAGCAGCAGTACGGCCAGTGCTGGAACCGGAGCCTCGCGACCGGCACGCGGTGCGCGGAACTGTCCACCCGCATCAACGAGCTGGGCTCGCGGTACTGCGTTGCCTGCTACGAGCGGTACGTCGACAACCTGCGTTCGCGCGGGATCACCGTTCCCGTCTAGCTCGTGGAGCCCCGGCCCCTTGCGGGTCGGGGCTTTTATGTTAGAGTTGCAGGACACAGACGAAAGGACGAACCGATGCGCGACTACACAACCGCCTTCGAGCAAGCGAACGAACTCCACCCGGTGTCGACCACTCCCCCTGCGGGGGAATCGGTCATCCGGTCGCTGTGGGAAGTATCGATCAAGCCCCGCACCGGGTGCGTGATGTTCCGGCACTCATACGTTGACCCGTGCGCGTGCGCGCCATTCTCGACAAGGACGAATCGATGAACCATCCCATCACTGACAAGCGAGGTCGCGTCGTGCACCTCTCCATGCTCGGGTTCAAGCCGCTGTGCAAGCCGCACACCCGCGTCGTGTTCCATGCGACGCTGATCGGCGTGGCCGGAACGAAGCTGTGCGAGACCTGCGCCGAACGTGACTTGCAAGCGCGGTATGAGAACGGAGAGCGGTAATGCCTACCCGCAGGCGGCCGAGTCGCGTCCACCGGCCGAACGGCCCCTACTTCCCGCTGGGGTTGATCGGTGGCGAGTACTGCGTCAAGTGCCGCGAGGCATGGCCCTGTTACGGAGCAAAGGAGACAAAACGATGAAGCGCACCAACGTCTATCGAATCATCGTCATGGTGGTAGGCGGCATCACTGCCCTGATGGCGCTGTGGGCGCTCGACGGCGGTGCAACCGTCACCATCACCTTCGAAGAAGCCGTGATCAGTCTGCTCATGGCTATCCTCGTGGTGCTCGTGCTGAACGGCAGCGATCGATGAAGCCTCCCGCACTGCAAGTGCTCTTCGAGCCCTTTCCGGACCACGCCGACTACCGGTGGAACCGGGAAGGGGGCGAAGCCTTCGCCGGAACGTACTATCTTGACGCGCTCGAACCGGATAGTTCGCTCAAGGTGCGCGGGTACCGCGCGATGTTCGTCGGCTGCTCCGGCTGCCGCCGATCGGACACCGACCCGCGCGCCCATTGGGACATGCGCAACGACTCCATGCGGCCCGGCGACAAGCTGCGGCACTGCGGGAAGTGGAAGATGATCGGCAGTGTCGTGAAGGCGTTCGGCGGGTGGAAGGCAGTGCATTACGTCGAGCTTGCCGAGCACGAAGGCTTGCAGTTCCACCCGGTACCGCGCCGGTACCGGGATCCCGTGACCGATGAGCTGTACGAGGGTCCGATGCGGCCGGACCGGCACGGCATGACGGCCACTCAACTGCGGAAACGCTAGGTCGCAGCAATCTTAAAAATATTTGCTCCGGCCCTTGCACCCTCGTGCGAGGGCCGGTATTGTTGTCTTCACCAGGGCAAGTGCCCGCGACGACAGACGATAGGACGAGATCATGTTGAACACGCAGACCGCCACCGCCGAGCAGGTAGCCGACTTCATGCAGCGCCTCAGCAATCGCGAACTCTCCGAACTCTGGGTCGAAGTCGCCGAGATGGCCGCTTCCACCGAAGTCAACATGGTTCAGGACTGGGTTTCTGACGAAGTGCTACGCCGGGTCGGCGACGACCTCTTCGACGCGTGGCTGCTCGACTTCGATGCGGACGGCAACCCGGTCGCGCCGATCGAGTACCTTCGCAAGGTGTAGCCCGCTAAGCTGGACATGGCAACTGCCGCTGCCAGTCTCCCGGCCCCGGTCCCACAAGGACCGGGGCTCTTCGCTGTCAGAAAAATATTTGAGAAAGTTCGGCCCCCGGGGTGGACGCTCGGCGGGAATTCGATTAGAGTTGCAGGTGCAAGGGCAACCAAGACGATAGGATGAAACGATGAACGACGCACGCGGGAATGAACTCCGGATCGGCGACACGATCGTCACGACCGATTGGAACGGGGCCGGTGAGCCGGTGTTGTCCCAGCACATCGTGCATGGCTTCGACGAGAAGGCCGGAAACGTCATCTGCGGCCTGACGTACCGCGAGATTCACAAGCGGACGCCGGGCACTCGTACCGACGTGAGCCCGGCGCAGATCAGCAGGCGCGAGAAGGTGCGGTACGCGCTCGCAGCGAACACCGTCCACCGCAAGTCCGAACGCTAGATGAGAAGCCCGGCCGGAAGATTCGGCCGGGCTTTTCGCTGTAAAAATATTTGAGAAAGTTCGGCCTAGGGCTGGACACGGGGCCGGAATTCGATTAGAGTTGCAGGTACAACACAACAGGGTGCAAGATCAGACGATAGGATGAACTGATGAGCAAGCGCGAATTCATCAAGGCGTGGAATCTGGAAGTCGGCGACTTGATCCTTCGACGCATCGAAGGGAAGGACAGCCGACCGGGGATCACTTCGGGTGATCGAGTGGTCGACATCGTGCGGCACACGCGCGAGGGATCGAGCCCAGGACACGTCGGCATGTGGCGATCGAACGTTGTTCTGATCGGCGTGTACGGGGCTTACTCACCCAAGTGGCGCGTCTACCAGGGCGACGACACGGTCAAGATCGAGCGCCGCAAGTGACAATAGCCCCGCTTCGGCGGGGCTATTCGCTGCCTACGGACGCCATCCCTTCATACGCGCCTTGCGATCCATTGATTGCGCGATACGTGCCAGCGCCGAATGTGCGCCCTCGTGTCCTACCTCGCGGTAGCACCCAAGCGGGTACTTGCGCCGGAACGCACGAGCCGGAAGCGCGCCGCAGCGTCCGTGTCCGGCGGCCGTCTCACGCATGAAGGTCTCCGTGTACTCGTGCAACTCGACGTTCGCCAGGTGGGGCGGCGTCAGCGGTGCGGGCTCGTCATAGGTCCACATGGCTAGTTCACGTGCGTCCCGTCTGCTTTCCGGTGCAGCATACGCAGGTCGGCTGCTTCGTCGGCCTCGCGCAGGGCCAGGGCTGACCGGACCGCGCAATCCTTGGATTCGAGCAGCTTCCGCAGTGCCACGGTCGTCTCTGCGGACGCTGGCAGCGTGGCGACGAGTTCGTAGGCCAGTTCGGCGAAGGGCTCGGAGACCGTACGCAGATCGGCGGGCAGGTGCTCGTACGCGAAGTAGGAGAGCAGGGTTTCGGCCGGTGTCTTCGTCGTGTTCGTCATCCGGTGAGCGTAGCATGTTCGGTTCGATATGGGAGCGCTCTCAGAACATCATGAACTTTCTCAAAAATATTTTGCCAAAGGGTTGACGCTGGTCGGGACCGGTCGTAAGCTTGAGGGACAGACGACGAGACGACAGGATGAAGACCATGAAGAAGCTCACGAAGGCTCAGGAAACGGCCCTCCGCACCATCGCCGAGAACCCCGGCAAGGTCGCGAACAACTGGAACCTGACCAGCGATGACCTGCTGTACATCCGAGTCACCACCGGACAGGCGCTGGCGAACGCCGGACTGATCGACGCCGTCGAGACTGACCAGGTCCGCACCCACACCCTCAAGACCGGCTACACGTTCAGCGTCCGACTGACCATGTGGGAACTGACTGACAAGGGCCGGGAGTACCTGGGGATGTAGGGAGAGCCGCCGAGAGGCGGCTTTTCTCGCGGCAACTTGGAAAGCGCTTACATATCGTGGTGTGATTTCGGGGGGCGGGGCGAGAGGGGGTGCCCCCGCGCGGCCGGGCCATGCCCGAGCGAAACCCCCGAAGGGGGTACCCCCTTGGGGTATGCCTACCTCCCCCACCCGCATACCCTCGCGTGCGCCTGGTATTATGTAAGAGTTCAACGGACACAGACGAAAGGACGAGGCATTGCCTAAGGACTTCATCACTCCACAGCAGGCACGCCACATCAAGGAACGTCATGAGCGCGAGCTCAACGACATCCGCAAGACGGCCAACAACGCAGGTCGCGCTACCACTGGCGAAGAGAACAAACGGATCAAAGTAATCAAAGGGATCATTGCGGACGCTGAGGCTGTGATCCGTGGTGACGGACGGAAGGGTAGGCGCTAGACATGGCGAACAATGACCGCAACAAGGAACGCGCTGAGCAGGACAAACGCAAGCAGCGCGGCAATGACCAGGCCGCTTGGGATCGCTACAGGCGCAACAACCAGTCGAAGGCGCTCAACAAGAAAGCCGAGCGTGAGGCCGAGAAGCGCTGGAAGAATCGCGGCGGGGGTGGCGATGACGTGATCGACACAGGCATGTTCAGATAAGGAGGTGACCACATGCGTTCCTGTAACGCGTGCGGGCAGAAGCCGCACCGACCCGGCTGTCCGTTGGGGCCGATAGGTGGCTAAGCGAGGGGCGATCCGAGAGGATCGCCCCTTTTGCGTGCTATGGGCAGACACGCCGAAAGATAGCTTGCGGGAACCACACTTCTCGAAAGCTATCCCGCTTCCCGCCAACCTTGAGCCGAGCCCACTCAAGTTGTAGGTCTCACGGCCTTATAGGTTCGCCAGCGCCTACGATCCCTCGCCGAATATGGTCACGATTCGGTAACGTCTTCCCGCCCGCGCTGGCAGGCTCCCACGGGCACTGTCCCCTTCCAGGGGTACTCGGGTATAGGAAACGGGGTGTTCGGCCGTCAGCGTGGACGCTAGGCCCCTTAACGGCCGATCTCTGGCCGGACGGCTACCGTGCTCGCCATGCTCTCTTGCCGCGCCGCGAGCATCGGCCCCATATCGGCGAGCGCTTCGCGAAGCGCGGCGCTCGCGCGCGCGCGCTGCGAAGCGTCGAGATCGGCGGCGTCGAGCGCCTTCGTGAGCGCCTTCGCGATCATCTGCGCCTCAGCACGCAACGAATCGATGTATCGCTCAGACAACCCCGCGCGCACCGCATCGGCGCTCACCTTCGTTAGATGCTTGCGCTCATCGCGACTCTCGCGAATCCACTCGCGCAGCTCTTGCCCGCGCAGGCGGACCGCGATCTCGTAGTCGGTCGCCTTCTCGAAGTCGACGCCGTTCGAGTCGATGAGCGACCGTTCCCGCATCGCTTCGAGCTGCACGCGCTCATCGATCCACGCGGCCCGGTACGCGCTCCGGCGCACCTCCCCAAGGATCGCCTCCCATGGACTGATGTTGAGTTCGCCCGCCCACGGCCGCCGCGCAAGCTCGTACGTCGGATCGCTCTCGTCGTCCATCACGTCACCTCTCGAATGTCACGTTGCGTAACCGATTTTCGGGCCTGTGCAGGGTTGCTGTGCAGGCTGTGCAGGGATCAGTTGCATTTTCAGTTCTACATTCTATGTTGTACTACATATGTTCTAATTTTCTTTCCTAAGAACAGAAACAGGAATCATCTCTGCAATCCCTGCACACCGCAGGTCAAACCATGTATCGAACCCTGCACGATCCCTGCACACGATCCCTGCACACATCCCTGCACAGCACATACCCGATATCCCCCGCAGTTACTAGACTTTCACGCTCTGCAACGCTGTGCAGGGTTGCTGTGCAGGGATCGCCCCCGATCCCTGCACAGCGATTTTGGTTACTCTCCGTAATCAGATTTCGGAGCCGAGCCGTGCGCCGCGAAGCACTTGAACCTGGCGGCCGTCCACCCGCGTACGCGCGCCTTCGAGCTGCCCCGGATACGCCGCGAGCAGGTCACGGAAGAACACGTTCTTACCCTTCGCCATGTACCCCTCCGACGCGCACCACATGGTGTACGCCTCGTACACGCTGTCTTTCAGCGCTGCGGCGTCGGGCGACATATCGAAGGTGAGGCAGTCGGACGCGAACGCCTTGATTGGGCTGGCCGACCGCTCGACGTCTTCCATCGACGCCGCGACGCTCTCACCGATGGTGAACCGGCCTTCCCGGTCCCACAGCCGGTCCGCGCCGTCTAGCGCCCATGTGAAGATGCCCGGCAATTCGTCGTGCAGTGTCCGCTTGAGGTTGAAGTCCTCGCGGCCTAGGAATCCTTCGACGCGGATGCGCAGCGGCAGGAACCGCGACGCGAGCGCGCCCGTCGAGTCACGGAGATCAGGCATGTCGTTCGAGACGATCATGAGCCGAGCCCCGAGCTTGACGTTCAGCTCGTCCCGGTTCTTCCGGTTCACGGTCACCGGGTCCTCACCCGAGATCATGAGCAGCTTCTCGACGATGGCCGGATCGCTCTTGCCGATACGCGCGTCGCCCACGATCGCGAGGCGCTTCCCGAGCATGGGCGCGAGGCCGAAGGGCTCGGCGAGGCGCGCCATGGTCGGGTGGTCGACCTGCCCCGTCCCGCCGAGCAGTTGCTCAAGCACCCACGCGATCGTGCTCTTCCCCGAGCGGCGCGGGCCGACGAGCGTCATGATCTTGTGCAGCCCGGTCGAGCCTGCGAGCACGTAGCCGAACCACTCTTGCAGCAGCGCGTGCGAGTCCGTGTCGCCTGGCCACAGTTCGTCCAGGAACTTGAGCCACCGGTCACACCGCGCGTTCGCGTCGTAGTCGACCACGACGGCCGTGTCCGTGAAGAAGCTCGGCGTGTGGTCGACGATGGCACGCGCACCCGCCCCGCCTTCGCGCGGGCACCACAGCAAGCCGTTCCGCACGCACGTGATCTCGTCCGCTGGCATCGTCTCCGACGCTTCGGACCGCCGCAGCCATGCCGGAACCTCCATCGACTCGCGCATACGCATCTGCGACGCCATCGCTTCGACGACCTCCCGCACGTTCGACGTGTTCGGCGACCACGGACGCGGCTCGGCCCCGTCTTTCGTCATCTGAATGTACGAGGCATCGGCGAGCAGCGTCCGCACGGCGTCCGCGACGGCGTAGCGGTTGTCCGCGCCGCCCATGCGCAGGTACGCGCCCCCGGTGTCGCCCTCGCGGTACAGGTACCACTCATCGCGCCAGTGCTTGAGGTGAATCCCTGCGTCCGCGAAGAGCAGGAGGAGGAAGCGCGCGACCTTGTCCGGTTCCTTCGGACCGGGAACCGGCCCGTCCAGGGCCACGCTCTCAGGCAGGAACCGGTATTCCTGGTCGAGGTCGACGACGGCCATCACGTCGGGCATCTCGTCGGCGCGCGCTCGCGTGCCGGTGATCCCGCCGACGATACTTGCAGCGAAGTCGTCCGTTTCGGGCGTGCTAGGGTCGGTTTCAGGGTTATCTGTCTGGTCGTCGATCATCGCTCTCGTCACCTTTCTACGTTTCACGGACGGGAGCGTGATCGACGGCTTTTGCCGTCTGTGCTGCCCGTCCCGCTTCCCAACCGGACGTGAAGGTTCGCATCTGCTGCTCGGCCGTGTCGTTCGCTCCGGCCTCGCTCATCGCCTTAAAGCACCACGCTCGCGCGGCGGCTTCGCTCGGCTCGCCGTATAGAACTGACAGCGTACCGAGCCGGAAGGCGGTCCGGTTGAGCATGTCGTTCCGCGTTCCGGTTGCCGATCGTGCCAACTTCCGCACGCTCATCGCTGCTTCGTACTTCGCCCACCGGGCTCCACCTTCGCCCATGCGTGCGCGGATGTCCGCGTTCGTCATGGGATCGACGCTAGCGCTCCGGCGTTTCTTGCACAGCGGAATCAGCCACTCGGGCGCGTGGCGCACGGTCGTGATCTTGCGGCCGTCCCGCTCGATCAAGCGGTACGCGCCGACTTCGGGCGCGCGCACGTAACCCCGGATGCCGCGCACGTCGAGCCCCGGCGCGAGGTGCTTCGAAGAGTTGCGGATGCCGCCTTCGCTCGCGCTGGCCTCATCCCACTTGAAGTAGACGTGTGCGCCGCCGCTGGGCGTACGCACGGTCATGGTGCTGGTGAAGTCGTTGACCGTCCCGCCGTGCTTGCGGGCAAGGTCACGCAGGCTGCCGAAGCCGTCAGCGTCCTTGACGTCGATGTCGAGTACCCATATGCCGGACTCCGGCCCGGTGGCGATGCCGACGCCGCACGGCGCGTAGTTGCCCGTCCACCAACCCTGAATCTGCGCGAAATCGGTGGTTGCACGCTCGGGCCACTCCGTGAACACCGGCGTACCGGTGTCGGTGCGCAGCGGGAACACGCGGAACCCGAGCCGCGAGCAGGCGTACGCCGCCGCGCCGGGAGTCGCCGAAGTGAACCGGGAATAAGTCACACTAGCCACATCACATATCCTTTCATCCGTCGTCTACCAACCATAATAGCGCGCGTGCTAGGCTTCGGTCGTGCCGGTCCGCAGCCGGACCGATCAAGACGACGACACGACGATGAAAGGACGACACATGTCGCTAAATCCTGCTATCGACATCCGCACCGAAGAATTTCCTGACTTCATGGCGGATTATCCCTACGCCTCTGAGGTCGACAAGCTCGAAGAGCTGCCCTTGCAGGCGTTCATTGCCGACGATTCCCGCGTGCCGTTCAACGCGCGCGTGCTCGGCTTTGGCTCGTCCTACCGCAAGACGCACCTCAACCATGCGCCCGGCACGAAGCCCGGCAAAGGCGTGCGCTGCTCGGGTTGCCGCTGGACGGACACGGCGATCCTGTGGGCGCAGCCGCTCGTGAAGATGGACGCGAACGGCGTTCCCATGGCTACCGACGACGATGAGCCGTGGCAATACGTCTTCGTCTCGCTCGGGAAATCGGCGATCGAAGGCGAGTGGCAGCGCGACACGGTCATCTGGACTGAGGATGCCGAAGACGTGCTTCGCAAGCTCTTCGTGCCCACAAAGAAGGATTTCCGGCGCGACACGGGCACGATGGCGATCCCGCCGCACAACGCCGCCGCCTTCCGTGATGCCGCTTGCGTCGATGAGCGGATTGCCGATCTGCTCGAACGCTATGGCGCGGTGATCCCCGAAGTCGACCGGGCCGGAGCAGAGGCCGACCCGCTCGCGGGACTCTGACGTATATGCTAGGCTCAGCAGGGATGGGCAACACGGAGCCCGGCCGTCCATGACAGCGGTAGGCCGGGCTTCGCCCACGATGACACGACACACGACGAGAGGACGACGATGGACTCATACGAAGGCCGCATGGAGATTGCCGACGATCTGCGCAGGCTCGGCGACGTGATCCGGCTGAATGCCGAAGTCCCAGTACACGACTTCGGGCCGATCGACATCATGTACTGCGTGATCGAGGGCGATCACGACGAGCGCGAAGCCCGGTTCAACGCCCACGCCGACGACATGCAGCAGATCGCTATTGAGATGGGGCTCGGCTTCGTGTACGCATCCAGCATCGACGACGAGGGCGACACGCACCACCGGGCGACGCTGATCATGCCGAACAAGCAGGTCACGTACCGGGTGACGTGGATCGATCGGGAGGCGAAAACCGATGCGTAGCTCTTATACCTCATGGTTTGACGATGCGCCGATCGGTGCGATCGTGATCGGTGCCGGTGCAGTTCTCATCATTGGAGGCGGCATCGGATTGTGGGCGTACGGCGAGTTCAAGGAACCGGACGCCGGAACCATCACCGAAATGGAATACGAACCCGAGTACTGGGATTCAGGCGTCGAATGCCTGCCCGGTGCGAACGGTCAAGTGCAGTGTCTCCCCTACAACGACTACTACGCGCCGTCGTGGTGCGTGTGGTACGAGGACGCCGAAGGCAACGAAGGCGACGCGTGCATTTCCCAGCAGGAATATGAATCGCTGCACGTCGGCGACCACTTCGAGAAGTAACGAAAGGACATCGACAACACGATGAGCGACAAAGAACCGAAATCACCGCGCCTGAACGGCTGCGGATGGGCAGCGCTCGCGGTGCTCGTACCGCTCGGGCTTGCCTTCGCAGCGGTGGCGCTCTACATCTTGTTCAACTTCGGATCATGGCTCGGGAGCCAGTGATGTACCAGAGCTACAGCCTCACGCGTTCGATGGACACCGGAGCGCAGGACGACAAGCTGACGACGTTCACAGTCTCCGACGATGACGCGATCAACTGCGCGCACATGCTCGCAGCGGCGTTCAACACGATCAGCCGGAACTTCATGCACACGTTCGTGATGGGCGTGATCGACACGCAGGACGGTCGGGTGTTCTATGACGGCAAGGTCGAGACGATCAAGCGCGACGAGCCCGCGCGTTCAGACTATGCGCACGTCGCCCGCGAAGTGCTCGAAGACGCGTACGCCGATTACATGGGCATCCGCGAGCGCATGTACGAAGCCGGGGTTGAGACGATCCCGGTCTCTGCCGGGGTCGACGAGCTGCGCG